AACATATTTGCAGGAGACATTGCAAAATGGGACGGATCCATGTTGCCCTCAGTGCAGAAAGCCGTTAATGAATGCATTTTAGGAAAATACAAAGGTCCTAATAAACAAGTACTAGCTTTTTTGCTAGACAATTTGGTCAACTCATTGGTAGTGGTGAAAAGCAACGCTTTTGTAACAACACATTCTATGCCTTCAGGTTCTTTTTTAACTGCATTTTATAACAGCTTAGTGAATAGATTTTATACGGCTATGTGGTATAAACGTCATACCCCTGATGCTTTAGTAGCAAAATTTAACGTTGAAATCCTGGATTATGTTTACGGAGACGACAAAGTAGTGGCTGTGTCTCCGAACAGAAGCGATTTAACAGCCGTTTCTATGAAGGATTTCTTTCAATCTATAAATATGGATTTCACCGATGCTGAAAAGAAACCCATATGCGCTGATTACCAGAAAATTTCTGATATTTCCTTTCTTAAAAGGACTTTTGAATATCACAATGAACTAAAGCAAGTAGTTTGTCCCTTGTCCTTGAGAACTCTAAAGAATACTATAGCTTGGGTTAATAAAGATAAAGACATAAGTGTAGTGATTAGAGATAAGATTGGAGCTGTTTATAGAGAGTTATATTTGCATCCTGAAAGGGATAGCTTAATGCTAGAATTTCGATACTTAGTAGAAAGTAGGCTGGGGCCTATTAAGTGGCTTTCGAGAGAAAACTTGAGGGAATTGTACTTAAATGATCCAACAGATTACTTGATAAAAGATTTTCATTCTATTTTATATAATTAAATATATTATAAAATTCCCTTTTATATAGAATTGTAAATAATAACATTTAATTTTAAAGAGCTAGTCGTATTGAAAGATATCTCTGCTTTCAATAGTGTAGAGCTCAACCTTAAATTAGAGAGACCCGAAGGCCCTTTGACGATAAACCCCTTCGTAACAATCGTCGCAACAAGAATAAATGAAAATAACATTACGGGCGATAATGCCCAACAACAACAAATATCGTCGGTGGAATCACAAGCCGTCGCTCCCAACAATCAACATAGAGAATTTGAATCTCTAGACACTTTTACTAAAGGTGTTACTAATACAAATGGTGTTTCAGCAGGAAACGCAACCATTAATCCTATTTCCGACAACTTTTATTCTAGTTTGAGAACTAGAAGCGTAGTAGAGCCTGATTATATTTACACAAAGAAACCTAAGATTAGTTCGGTAGATCCGAAACTTAGAATGGAGTACGAAAAAATACTTAATAAGCCGTTTTTTGTAGAAAATTGTAACTGGGGCGACGATTTACTAAAAGGAGACATTATAAGGGAGTATAATATTCCCTATGATATTCTTAACAATGAGTTGTCAAAATATCCGTTTATCACTTCAGTCTTATATAGAGCTAAAATTTCTCTGATTTTTCAAGTAGCAGGTACTCCGATGCACCAAGGAACGGTTATAGCTTCGGCTGGTCCATACACCAATTCATTCCCTGCTGTTAGGGAATTTTCTATTAATAGAATGATGGCGGCTCCTCATGTCTTTCTATCAGCAAATGAATCTACTCCTGTCAGACTGCAGGTTCCTTTCTATTCTCCAACCAAGTTGATGTATTGTAATATACCATCAGATGCTTTACATTATAATGATAGAAGAGGATACTCAGCTCAGGTTAATTTAAAGGTCTTAAATCCTTTGGCTAAACCAGACACTTCCGCTAAGTCGGTAACTATATCAGTACATGCAGTTTTTGACGACTTAGACTTCTTTGTTCCGCATATATCACCATCATGGGAAAAACCTGCTACTTTTGTAGCGGAAGGACTGGGAGAAGTGGTGTCGTCAGCTATAGACGGAGTATTTTCAGTGGGAAAGAGATTTACTAGAGATTTATTAGACACAGCTCGAGGAGCTATTAGGAAGTATACGGGATTGCATAATCCTAACAATCCTCGTGCGGAACATAAATTTTCAACGACCATGAGACAAACTCCTAACAACGTAGACTCAACCACTACTTTTGAGAAGATGGACCCGTACAGTGATTTTGCTCGCATAACACAGGATTACCTTTTTGATACAGACGTAGATGAGATGGATATGAGTCAATTGTTAACGAAGCCTTATTACTTAGATACTTTCGTCGTTAATACTAGTGATAAAACTGGAACGACGCTGTTCAGCAGACCCATTTCACCATTTCAACAAGGACTCACTCCTAGAAAAGTGGAGAGCATTTTCCACAATGGTTCGGGAACGCCGCAATTGCTAGAAGTCATCCCATTTGACATACCATTACAAGCCTTTTATATGTTGTCTAGGTTCTGGAGAGGAAGCATCAATATTCATATTCAGTCTAACATGTCGAATTTCCATTTTTGCAAATTGGCTGTAGCAAGAAATTATGCTCCTGAAACACCTCAGCAATCAAATTTTCCTGTATACAGTTCTATCCAAAATTTAATGGTTGAGACTATGGAGTTTTCAGGAGGAGGTCAAGTGCAAACTGTTAAGTTACCTTTTATATCACAATTTGACATGAATCCTTGTGTTACAGATTATGAATCCAATCAGTTCAATGGAGTTTATTACATCTATTTGGCCCAACCTCTGGTGACAAATGGGTCTGTAGCCACTACTGTGCAGTTTAACATTTATTTGTCAGCAGGAGAAGATTTCCAATATTACGGTTACGCCACCAATCCCATGTATCAAATTGCGGCCACCAACAAAAAGGAAGAGGAACAAGGATTTGTTGCAGAAGCAGCAGCTATGCAGCCAGTTTCAGACCAATCTTCTATTACTAATCCAGGTTTTACAGGCGATGATCCTAGAGATGAATTTATGAGACCAATTTGCAATGTGCGTGATTACTCTCGCAGAATGTACAGAACATTCCGAAAGAAAATTACTAATGACACTCTTAAGGAAACTAAAGGAGTCTTCGCTTTGGATGTCAACGATTTGATTACAAATCCTGTCCCAGTCCCTCAAGCTGGAAATACAGGAGCAGGAGTTGTCAACCCTATAGGATTGTTAAGATCACTGTTTCTCGGATACCAAGGAGGTATAAAGTTTAAAGTAGTTGTAACAGGAACTACTAATGCTCAAGCTTGGTATGTTCCTCCAGGTTATTCAACAGGTGGCCTAGATAGAATTCCTGGAGCCACGCAGCAACAAATCAATGCTTCCTGTCCAATAATAACAGGACCAGGCACGCCTCCTATTACCGTGACAGGAATAAATACGATGTACGATATAGAATATGACGATGAGATCTTTAGTACTAGCTGGAGTTCTCCTAGTGTAGTAGTTGAAAGACCCAACTACGTCGTGCCTTGTACTACTGCAACAACACATGGAGTAGGCAATGAGAAGAGCGTGTTAATGGGAGTTTCAATATTAGAAGGTCACATTCCCAACTTGTCTCCTTATAGGTTTGTCGGAACTGGTTTGGACTTAAATGGATTAACTAGTACTTCAGATTACTATCTTCCTACTAGGAATTTGGGTTTCCTAGTCATATCAATGGGAGAGCCCGCACTATTGGCCCCCGGAGTGGCCAATGACCCAACGCAAGTAGAACTATCTGTTTTTGTATCTACTGACGATGAAGCACGTTTTGGCTTCCAGGTTAATGCTCCTGTATTAGCATTACCTACATGTATAAACAAGGAAGACAAACCAGTTTATATGAATTCGAATAATTACTTTGTGGATTATCAAACTACAGCACCGGTTATAGCAAAAGTTAACCCGGCAACGGTTTATTACACAAAACGTACTTAAGAGTCCTTTG